TGATAAGGTTCCTACCAAAGAAGTTCTTAACATTAATCTACAGAATCGTAGTGATTTAACTGATGAAACTTTTCAGCAATCTCTAACATTAATCAAAGAGTATACTGACGAGTGGGTTGATAAGGAATGGTTATGTGATGCCACAGAAAAGTGGTGTCAAGATCGTGCTATATATCTTGCGTTAATGCAATCTATCAAGATTGCTGATGGTGGAGACAGCAAGCTAGACAAGGGTGCTATCCCTAGTATCCTTCAGGAAGCTTTGGCTGTCTCTTTTGATGAACATATCGGACATGACTACATTGAACAATCCAAAGAGAGATATGAGTTCTATCATAAGACAGAGGAAAAAATCCCCTTTGATCTGGAGAAGTTTAACTATATTACCAAAGGTGGTTTACCTAATAAGACTCTCAATATCGCTCTTGCTGGTACGGGTGTCGGGAAGTCTTTATTCATGTGCCACGTCGCTAGTGCCTGTCTCACACAGGGGCTCAACGTTCTCTACATTACATGTGAAATGGCAGAGGAGAAGATTGCTGAACGAATTGATGCAAATCTTTTAAATTGTAATATTAGAGACATTGCAGAATTACCAGAAGTGTTGTATAATAGTAAGGTTAATGAGATTGCTAGGAAGACACAGGGTAAGTTGATTATCAAAGAATATCCTACTGCATCAGCACATGCTGGACATTTCAAGGCACTTTTATCCGATTTAAGTTTGAAAAAAGATTTCAAACCTGATATAATATTCATAGACTATCTAAACATCTGTGCGAGTGCGAGATACAAGGGTGCGATTGTCAATTCTTATACGTATGTTAAAGCGATTGCGGAGGAGCTTCGGGGTCTTGCTGTGGAACATAACGTACCGATTGTCAGTGCTACTCAAACTACTCGTGCTGGTTTTGGGTCTAGCGATCCTGACCTTACCGACACATCTGAATCTTTCGGACTTCCTGCTACTGCTGACCTTATGTTCGCTCTCATATCTACTGAGGAGTTGGAATCCCAAGGAAGAATAATGGTCAAACAGTTGAAGAATAGATACAATGATCCTACTTCATCAAGAAAATTCATGATAGGTATTGACAGATCTAAGATGAGGCTGTATGATGTTGCTGAGGATACATCTGTAATGGATGTACAGGAAGAAGAGATGCCTCAGTTCTCTGAAACAAAAAACCGATTATCAAAATTCGCAGAGTGGAATGTATAAAAAATGACTGATCCATATCCAGCAGTTGGTAGCAACTACCGACCAAACATTGAACCCAGTACAACTAATAGAGGACTCACTCTTACTGCTGAACAGGTGGTAGCGTTGAGAGATATATTATCTCATATCCCTGATCCCAGTAAGGAAGTAGTTGAACTCTATGATAAGGTAAAATTATTATGACTATAGATTTTGATAAGTACACTAATTTCGTGGATGCTGTCACAAGCGATAGTAGTAAGGATTTTGTCAGTCTTGCTGACCGTCTTGGTGTTCTTGACCGAGAAGGTGCCTCTATTGAGCGTCTTACCACTGCTGGCGTTGGGCTTGCTGCTGAGTCTGGTGAATTTCTTGAGATCGTTAAGAAAATGGTATTCCAGGGCAAACCTTGGAATGCCGATAACAGAGAGCATCTTATTATTGAGTTGGGTGACGTTATGTGGTATGTGGCACAAGCTTGTATGGCTTTGGACGTATCTTTTGACGATGTTGTCAGAGGTAATGTCAGAAAGTTGGAGAAGCGTTATCCAGGCGGTTCATTCTCAGTAGAGAAATCAGAAGTTAGAGCAAAAGGAGACAGATGAATTTACAAGAAAGACTTTATAACTGGTTTGTTAGTGAGGATCCTAAGTGGGATCCTGACAAGGTTGTCTGTACTGTTGATGATACAGAAGAGGATTGCTTTATTGGTAAGATAGAAGCACTTGGATACAAGTATGATACTGGTAATGATTGGTGGCAGAGAACATGGTCCACTGATTCAGAACCTAAGGAAAGTATCATGGAAGTCTTTCAACAATTAGAGAGTGGTAGGTGGAATAAACTCATGATTGGGTATGGTGATAGAGTATTTTATGAGGAGGCAGTTGAAGATGGATCTCCCTATTGACGATAAAGAATTAGAAACAGTTGTAATGCAACTATGGAAGTCACGTTCTGAGAAGAATTGTGGTGAGGTGTATGAGAAGTTGAAGTTGGTTAAGGAAGTACGAGATGCTAACCCTGATGGACCATACAAGAAGATATTAAGAGAAGAGCACGGTATGGTAATCTAAATAGAGGAAACATTCCTTTATGAGATGGCGATAAGTTTAAGTGGTGTCTGGAGTCAAGCTGCTCTGAAAATACAAGATTCACTTGGCGGTGATGGATATCAGTATTATGATTACGATATAACTACTTCAAAAAACCCTGATGATATTAAACGTAAGGGTACTATTTTTCTTGCGTTGAAGGTTCTTGTTAAGAAGAGTGAAAGATCACGAGCAGCAGAAAGAATTAATTCTAATATACAGAAGATTTCTGATGATTGGGATCCAGTTATTGCTGTTTCTAAATCAAAAGGACCAGATCAGGATCATCCATTTCAAATAGATGTTAGGGTTACTGATGGAAAGAAAGAGTTAACTCTTCGTCTTCAGATTAAACCAACGAAGGGTGCTGGATCAGGTGGTGGTGCTAGAGAAACACAGAGAACTGAGTGTGCTCAGTGTTTATTTGCTGCCTATGCTATGAATGTGAAGAAGGGTAAGTTAGATAAAATTCCTAGTGTAGCAGAATTGAAAAAGGCATCAGCATGGTATAAAGGTGATGATAAAATTGCAGAGATTTTGCCTGATAAATTAGATAGTGATTGGGTGTTATCATGTGTGCGTGGTGCTAATGCTATTGTGGATGAGTATGGTACTTCTACACGATATTATTTTTATCGTGGTCTTGAGTTTGATGGTAAAGCATCTCAATCTAATACTATAGCAAAGGCATATTCCAGAGCTAATAAAGATGATAAGAAGTTTTCATCAGAAGATAAGTGGAATCCTGCTGACATATGGATGGCCACACCTGAAGGTGCTAAGATTGGTGAAGTATTAAATGATAAGGAGGGTAGATCATTTAAAATATCTACTTGGGGAACTTTAAATGGTAAGATACTAGAGTATTTTGATAATGAAGATTTGATTGGTGTATCTTTGAAGAAGGTTGAACAGGATACTGCTGATTTTAAGGTACAGAATAAAGGAAACAAAAAGGATATAGCATCTAATGTCAGTTGGGTTAAGTATGATCTAATATTTGAGAGTAATAAGAAGAAGGAAGAAGATAGGTATCCTATGGATGTCTATCTTTATTATGGTACAGGTATTGCTGGTAGATTTCAGTCAAGAAACTTTGGTGGTGGAACATCAGCATCATGGCAGATAGAAAGGAAGGGAACTTCTGCTGCACAGGGACGAGTTGGTGGTGGAAGTGTTGAAAGAGTTCTTAAAAATATGAAGGTGCAGTTTCCACCAAAGGATTGTCTTCATAAGACATATGATAATACAAAGATTTGGAATGATTGTGCTGATGGTGCTGGTAATGTTCCAGCGATTGATGAGATTATAAGATTAGCAATGAAATATAAGGCTCAGGGTATAGAGCAGAAGACAAAAAAAGATGATGAGTGGGGTGATTATCAATCAAAAATGGATGAAAGATCTCAGTCTTATAGGTATAGTAAGTTGTTGAGTCTGTATCTTCTTGATACTATAGACAGTCAATCTGCTGCTGTTAAAACAGATATTATGAAGAACTTATATTTGTATGCTTCTTCTGCTAGTGAAGAGTCCTCTGTATTCAGGAAGTTAACCTAATGGCAAACGTAGAACAGTTAGTACACTTAGAACATCTAGAAGATGAGATGCTCAATCGTGGTGTGGAAGGGTGTAAAAAAACAGTAGGAGATCTAAAAGAAGTTAGAGAAAAACTTGGTTGTCAGGGTAATTCTTTTATGCAGACCAAGTGGGA